ACTGGCCCTCGTAGGACTGCGCCATCTGCGGGTCGTCGCTCTGCCGCCCGAAGTCGCGCTGGAAGGCCGAGACGTAGATCATGCAGGCAATCACCAGCAGGTCCGGCAGCCAGGTGGAGATCCACGTCGACTTCGTGCCGGCGTCGGCCGCGTTGGCGTAGCTGGCCAGCGTCGGCGAGCGGCTCTCGCCGATGCAGTTGACCTGATAGGGCGCGTCGGGCGGCGGCCCGAAGATCAGGATGGTGCCGGTGAGGCCCTGCGTGGCGAGATCGCCGCCGAGCAGCGCCACCACCTTGGGCGGACCCGGCGTCGAGGTCGAAGGCCAGACGGTCTCCACGTAAGATTTGCTAACAGGGTGCATGGGCGTCGGCGTCCCGCCGATACTCACCAGCACATCTTGGATCACCAGCAGATCGGAGGGCGGCACCGACAGCTGGTTGGAGCCGACCGCCAGCGCGTAGGGGCCGCGCATCACCTGGGTGTTCAGCAGCTCCATGTCGCGCTGGATCCGCTGCTCGGCGTAGTTCAGCATCATGGGGATGAGCGCGGTGACCTCAGGCGCCTGCGGCGTCACCACGCCGCCCACGGTCGAGTACTGGTAGGGGCCCAGCAGGCAGACCTGGGCGACGAGGCTGTTGTAGGTGAGGGCGGTTGGCTGGGCCATTAGCCGTCATCCGCTGGAGGGGCGGGCGCGCCCAGTTGGTCGGCTGTCGGCGGCAGCGGCTCGAGCAGCACCGGGCCGCCGCCGTTCGCGATGGTCAGCTCGAACAGTTCGATCGGCGCGGGCGAGCGGTAGAAGCTGGCGTCGTTCATGGTGACGAACGTCCAGGCGCCGCCCGCCTCGAGGCTGGCGATGTCGTCGGAGTTCACGGTGACGACGATGCCTGAGATGGTGGGGAAGCTGATCTGCACCATCAGAACGGCCCCTGCGGGTTGCCCGCGTACCAGACGCCAGCTCCGGCCGGGGAGCCGACCCAGGTCAGGGTGACGATGGTGACCTTGCCCGCCGCGCCCAGGGTCACGGTCGGGTTCACCGAGTGGACGTTCGCCCCCCAGGTCATCACCCCGGCGGCGTTCTGGTTGTTGATGATCAGCCGGAACTCCTGGGTGAGCCCGTCCATCCAGGTCGGCATGTTCAGCGTGAAGGCGGCGATGGCGTTGCCGAGGACCGCGTGGCTCGCCTGGGCGATTTGCGCCTGGATGATCGAGGTGGCGGCGGTGGTGGTGAGATTGGCCGCCAGCGACTGGGTGAGCGTGTTGCCGTTCCTGAAGCTGAAGTTCTGGAAGGAGGTGCTGTTCGGCGGCGGCCGGATCCGGCTGTTCCAGCCCGTACCCATCCCCCAGGCGTAGTTGATGAGGCCGCACTCGCGGAACCGCCCGACGCTGCCCGGCGAGACGTTGTCGCCCGACGCGACACCGGCGATCACATCGAAGTCGAGCGGCAGCCAAGAAATCTGCCCGTCAGGGATCAGCGCGCCGTAGTAGCCGTTGGCGTCGGTGAGGCTGACGGTGGCCGCAAGCGCCTCGCCGAGGCTGTTGACCACCTGGAACGACGGCGCCGTCCCGAACGGTGAGGAAGCCACGTTCGGCTGCTGCGGGTAGCTGACGCTGTAAGTCCCGGCCCCGCCCGGCGTGCCGCTGATCTGGGAGAGCACCAGCGTGCCAGACCAGACCGGGCTGATGCCGCCGGGGTTCAGCGCCGCGCCGATCCTGATCGTGCCCGAGGTGATCGCGGTGACCGTCATCACGCCAGCCGTCACCGACGCGGTGAAGAGGGCGCCGGGTGTGAGGTTCGCCACCCGCCCGATCAGCGCGCCTTCGCCGATGGTGGTCGACGACGGCGGGGCCTGTAGCCGGTAGGCGTCGCAGACGACGATGCCCTGGCCGTTGGCCACCCCTTGCAGCGTGCTGACGACATTGGAGCCCGCGCCGGTCGTGAAGCCGTAGCCTGGCGAGCCGATCAAGGTGACGCTCTGGCCGGGCGGGAAACTGTCCCAGTTCGGTTGGACCGCCCCGCTGACGCCGGTGACCTTGACGTAGTAGCCCGCCAGCTGGCCGGGGACGAAGCCGGGGAAGGGCTCGGGCGAGTACCAGCCGTTCGGGTCGGTGAGGCTGTTGGCGGTCGAGGCGGTGATCGGGCCGCCCGCGAACGAGAAGCCGTTCGAGTAGCGGAACCAGCGGCTGAAGCCGACCCACTGGCCCGGCGCCCAACCTGGGCTCGCGCCCTGCTTGACGATCACCGTGTTGGTCGACGAGGCGTCGGCGGCGAACCACGCCGGGCCGCTGTCATCGACGCAGATCGCCACGCCGTTGGTGACGCCGCCGGTCCTGATGCACATGCCGATGTGCTGGTGCGCGCCAGATCCCCAGCCGTAGAGGCCGAAGACCTGGGCCACCCCGGCGCTGTCGATCCGCCCCGCGTGGTTGCGGTCGAGCATCAGGATCACGTTCTCGGAGCGGTGGTCGTGGATCGCGCAGCGCGCCGTCGCGCCGCCGCCGGGGAAGGCGACGGCGTCGGCGCCGTCGAGGGTCATCTGGCTGGCTTGCGGGTAGACGTGGAAGTCGACCGCGCCGACCTCCATCGACATCGAGTAGAGCATGAAGGAGCCGCCATAGGCGACGGCGCCGTACTTCACGTTGTTCTGGATGTTGCCGCCCCAGACATTGACGTTCAGCGTGTTGGTGCCGCCGCAGACGAGGCCAGTGGCGCAGCCGAAGATCAGCGGGTTCATCAGGTTGACGGTGTCGCCCTGCGCGTCGCCGCCGTGCCTCGAGATGTAGACCCCGACAGAGTCGCCCTGGTTATTCCCGGCGACCTCCCAATCGTAGAAGGTCAGCTGCTGGGTCTTCAGGCCGGGGTTGGCGCCGGTCCAGTTGACATCGACCAGCGGGACGCCGGTGACGCCCACCTGGTCGGAGAGCGAGAGGTTGCGGATGGCGCCGTAACTGATGGCGTCGAACTGCACCGGCGTGACGCTGTTGAGGCCCTGCCATTGCAGCAGCGAGGCGGCCTTGGCCGCGAACATGATGTCGACGCCGCGCGCCGACAGGTAGAACGGCTGGTTGATCGGCATGAAGCCGGGCGGCAGCCAGAGCGCCTGGTTCTTGCTCGAGGTGCTGGCGTTCCAGACCACGATGCCGGGGCGCGCGGCGTCGGCGAAGCAGCAGTAGACCGCCTCCATGAGGGTGACGGAGGCCCAGGTCGTGCCGACCGGGTAGTTGCCGCCGCCGAGCGCGGCGGGCAGGCCGATCCACTGCGGGTTCGCCGCCTGGTCGGCCGAGGTGATCGCCCGGTTGGAGCCATCGCCGAGGTAGCCGGTGGCGGCATTGTAGAACCACGCCGCGCTGACCCGCTCGGCGTAGAGCCGCTTCCATGTCGCGCCCGCCGCGTCGACGATCCGGGTGCCGCCGTTGTCGGTGAGGTTGCCGGTGGTGACGCGGACGAAGACGCCGCCCTTCCAGGGGTCGTTCAGCACCACTGCGGTGATCGCGGGCCCCACCGCGATGGCGCGCAGGAGGTCGTAGCTGTTGACGGTCAGGATGCTGCCGCTGCTACCCGCGCCGCCGCTGGCCAGGATCGAGGCGATGGTCGTGCGCCGGTCCACCCCAGCCTGGTTGATCCAGAACTGCTCGGTGCCGTCGAGGCCTATGGCGGGGGGCAGGTTGGGGATGGTCTGGAGCGGGTTCCCCATCACTGCTCCATGAAGTTGAAGGCGACGCTGATGAGCGAGGCGGTCTGCCCGGCGAGGGTGAGGGCCTGGGTGACATCCACCCAGTACGCCGTCCCGACCGTCAGCCCGGTGAGCATGGCGCAGAGCGTGACCGGCACGTCGTTCGGGATACCGGCGCCGCCCACGACGCTGCTGGTCGCGGCGCGCACGTTCGGGGTGACGTTGGTGCCGGTCACCGCCGCGCCGTTGGCAGGCGCCGCGCCCGTCCCGAAAGCCATGACCAGCAGCAGGCCGGTGCCGGCGGAGGCGCCGACCGGGGCGCGGATGACGCCGTTGAGGAAGATCATCACCCGCCCGTTGCGGGTTGGCGTGAAGGTGCAGATCGCGCCCAGGCCCGCCATCGCCGCCGTGGTCGAGGTCGGCGCGGCCGGGCTTTGGCCGGTCGTGCCCGTGGAGCCCGCCGCGCCGTTGGTGAAGACCGGATCGGCCCCCGCGCCCTGGCTGGTCAGCGTCTGACCGATGGCGCCCGCGCCGGTCGAGGTGATCGGGCTGTTTCCGAGTAGCACGCCGTGCGCGGTGGCGCCGCTGATAGTCGGCGTCGTGAGGGTCGGCGAGGTCCCCAGCACGTTGGCGCCGGTCCCTGTCGAGGTGGTGACCCCGGTGCCGCCGTTGGCGACGGGCAGGATGCCGGTCACCCCCGTCGTCAGCGACACCTGGCCCGAGACGTCGGCCTGGGTGAGTTGCCTGAAGGTCGGCGGCCCCGCCGCGCCAGCGGGCGCGGCGAAGACGGCGCGCGCGGTCTGGTTGGGCAGGTTGATCGCGCCGGCGGTCAGCGCGAGACCTTGCAGGTTCGCGCCGCCCAGGCCGAGCGACAGGACCGCGGTTCCCCCGATCGCCCACGTCCACAGGTCGCCGCCGCGGTAGAAGAACACCGTGTCGTCGGTGTCCCAGTATTGGATCGGGCCGCCGCCGGTGGAGATGTGCCACCAGGCGCCGGGGTCGAGCTGGAAGCCGTTCCCGGCGACAGCCATGCCGGTGATGTTGGCGTTGCCGGTGGTCGTCAGGTCCCCGCCTGCGGTGAGGCCCCCGGCGAGGCTCAGCGCGCCGCTGCTGCTGAGCGACGCCGCCTTGGCCGCGTCGAGGTAGATGTCGAACTCGTCGGTGGCGCGGTTGAAGACGAAGTAGTCGCCGTCATCGAAGTGGATGACCGGGCTCGCGCCGTCCCAGGCGTCGGTCCCGTTGGCGGGCGGGATCGCCAGCCAATATTGGGCGTCGCGGATGTAGAGGGTGTTCTGGACGAGGGCCGAGTCCAGATAGGTGACCGGCAGCGCCTGCGGCAGGACGGCGGGCGGCGGCACATTGGCGTCGCGGCCCACTTGCGGCAGCTGCACGAACTGCCGCGGCAGGCCGACCTGGCCGGGGCCGGGAACGCCGCCGCTGCTCATGCCGTCACCACCAGGGTGATCATGGTCTCGGGCGACAGCATCGAGCCCGCCGGGATCCAGTCGTAGCAGCCGTAGCTGAAGAGGGTGGCGGTCAGCGGCGAGACGCTGAACATGCCGCTGGCGCGCGGATCGACGGTGCCCTCGACGGCGATCTGCTGGTTGGGCGCGAGCCCGTGCGGGGCCTTGGTGGTGACGCGGATCACCGGCGAGCCGTCCGCCAGCATCGACAGCACAGGGATGGGGATGCCGCCGGGCGCGGGAACGCCAGCATCCGTCATCGCCAGCGGCATCACTGCCTCCAGGGCGTAGCCCACGGGTCGGCCCACCGGCGTCGGCCCCATGACTACGCCATTCGTGGTCTGCATGGCAGTCCTGCCAGGGACCGGGATGCCGGTGGTGGGGTCGGTGAAGGAGCCGGTGGTCAGGCCCATGTAGTCGGCCGAGGCGGCGTTGAAGTCCTCAGGCAGGGCCAGCTGGATCGGCACCGGGTCGGCCGGCGGGATGAAGGCCCGGTCCTGCTCCTGGGGCGTGTCGTAGCAGCGCTGGCAGACGAAGACCCAGGTCGGCAGCAGCGCCGCGCCCATCCACGCCATCTGGTTCTTCAGTTCGCGGCGCTGATACCAGATCCCGCACCGCTGGCAGACGCCGAACGCCTCGGGGCTGCTGCTCGAGACGCGGGCGCGGCCCGATCGGGAGGCGTAAGCCATCGCTCAAGGCCTGAAATAACCGGAGAGCTGCGGCGAGACGTAGAAGGCCGCGCGCTCGGTGTTCTGGTTGGCCGCGATCTCGAAGGCCTCGTCGGCCAGCGTCTTCAGCCCGGCGGCCGCGCTGGGGTTCCAGACCATCGCCAGCCGCTGCGCCAGCCCGAGCGCGTAGGCCTCGAGGAAGTAGTAGGGCACCTCGGGCTGCACGCCGCCAGGCAACCGCGCGTCCTGAAGTTGGCGGACGCGGTAGTAGTCCACCGTGGCGTTGGCGCCGTCCGGCGTCAGGTAAAAGCTGATCGTCGGCGCCAGCAGCTTGTCGAACCAGTAGACGGTGACCGCGCCCTGCTGGTTGGGGTTCGGGTAGCTGGCGTACTCGCTCCGGCTGACCGGCAGGATGATGCGGTGGCGCTGGCCCGCGCCGACGCCGAAGTTGGTGGTGTAGGCGTCGAGGATGGCGATGGTGTTGGACGGCACGGAGTAGGTGTTGTTGCCGGGCACCAGCGGGATCGACTGCAGGTCGACCGCCCAGAGGTTCACATCCTGGCCCGACCACCTGGCGTTCAGGAGGTTGGCCGCCATCCGGGCGCTCTCCATGTGCGCCTGGGTGATCGCGTTCGGGCGCACGCCCGCGAGGTTGAAGGCGTAGAGGACCAGTTCGCCGAGGTCTGGGTTGAAGGCGTAGGTCCCAGAGGTGGCCATCTAGAGCCCCCTCAGCGGTTCACGACGCCGGTCTGCACGAAGGTCGCGGTGACCGCGCCAGCCCCCGAGTTCAGCAGTACGCGGGCCCAGAGCGGCACGAACTGCCAGACGGCGAACTGCGGCGTCGACGCGCCGACCATGCCGGCGTTGGGATCCGGCAACCACGTCACCAGGTCGGGCGGCACCGGGTTGGTCGGCGACATCGGGTCGTCGTTGGTGATCTGCACGGTGTAGTTCGCCACGCCCTGCACATCGACCTGATAGGAGACGTTGCCGTAGGCCCAGGGGTCGAAGTTCACCCAGCGCGACTCGGCCAGCGATGTGGTGCCGACCGAGATGTTGGCCACCGCCGGCGCGGCGATGGTGACCTGGCTCACCGTGGCGAAGTTCAGCGCGGTGGTGAGGGGACCGCCGTTGGTCGCCAGCGTCTCTTGGATGAACTGCCCGTCTTCGTTGGTCCCGTAGACAGTGAAGCTGTTGCCGACCGCCTCAGTGTTGGTGATCAGCACCTCGCGCGGCGCGTCGAGCGTGGTGAGCTGGTTGGCGCGGACCTGCCGGCTGGACAGCGGCGCGGCGACCGGCGGGCTGATCACCCAGTTGCCTGGCACATCCGGCTCGGGGCCGGTGACGACGCAGTTCGGCGGCAGACCGTTGCCCACCAGCCGGGCGCCGACCGTGATCGCGCCAGATGTGGTGGAGAGGACGGTCAGGAGATCGCCGACGGCTGAGCAATTGCCTTGGTAGGTGTTGGTCGACGAGCCGCCGGGCGGCACCGGCCCCAGCAGCAGCTGCCCGGCCTGGGCCGCGGCCTGCGAGTTGGCAATCGCGGTCGCTGAGCCAGCGTTCGCGACCGGCCCGACAGTGACGGTGATCGGCCGCATGGGGGCCCTTAGTCGTTGAGGTTGCCGCTGGTCGAGCGGCCGGGCGGATCCTTGCCGGCGCGGGCTGAGGAGAACGGATGGGTGTCGGCGCCCGTGCGCCCGCCGTCCTTGCGAGGCGCTCGACCACCGTTGGCGCGGGCGGCGCCGCCGGCGATCCCGCCGACTTGCTTGCCCACGGGGCCGCCGCTCTTCTTCTCCTTGGCCGTTTCCAGCACCTTGGACTCCTTGGGGAACTCATGGTGCTTCAGGTCGGTGTCCCGAAGGTCGCGACCGCCCGTAGCCCTCGACTTGCGCATGGTGGCTCCTAGCTCGTCGGCGCGTTGAGACCTTGGATGTACTCGATGATGACGAGCATCACGCCAGCGCCGGTGTTGGACGACGTGAAAACGAACTGCTCATCGATGGCGCCGCAGTTGATCCAGTTGTTCAGCTGCGGCGCGGCGGCGGCGCTGATCACCTCGGTCGCGGGCGCGGTCATGGCGCCGGCGGGCGTGAAGGCGATCGGGTTCACCGTGTTGCCGATGCCGAAGGTCGAGGCGGCGCCGGTGAAGGGGACCAGCACGATCGAGGTGATCGCCAGGATCATCGACTGCGCCGGGATGATCAGGTCGGGGCTGACGAAGACGCCCGCCGCCTGGCCCGGCGAGGCCGCCTGGGTGACGCGGCCCACCTGGGTCATCTTGGCGAAGCCCACGTTGGCCAGCGCACCCGCCGTCGAGCCGGTCCCGGCCAGGGTCGAGGAGCCGTCCCAATCCTTGATGTTGCCCGCGGTGATCGGCCCGGTGAACTGGGTCGCCGGGAAGACCGGATTGAAGGGAGACTGGATGAGTTGGCCGCCCTGGACGTTCATGGGGTCACCTCAAGAAGTCGGGAAGCTTGCCCAGCCCGAGCGGGGGTTGTAGTAAGCAAACGAATAGCGTTCGTAAGCTTTCACAAGTAGATTGTCAGTAACGAAATCGACCTGCATGTCAGTTTCGAACGCAATACGGGTCATATAGCTCAACCCGTCAATATTCGTCAGCAAGAACCACGCGAAAGGACTGGTGAGGAAGTCCATCACCATGTAACCCTCCGGCAGGCCGCCGGCGGTCGAGTGGATCGCGTTGACATCGTTGTCGGCGGTCCCGGGGCGCAGCTCGGTCTTGGTGAGCCGGATCATCACCGGCTCCAGCTGCGGCGGCCCGATCAGCTTACGCGCCCGGCTGAACATGCGCAGGCCCGCCTGGTCGCGGAACTGCGTGCGGACCTGGATCATGCCGTTGAGCAGGCTGGCCTCGTTCAGGTCGACGGGGGTCGCGGCGATGTTGGAGTAGACGCCGCCGTCGATGGGATGGTTCGGCGCAAACAACGCAACTCCGTCGCCTCCAATAGTGGGATCGTATACATTCCCAGTATTGAACACATTCGCGCCGTACAGCTCCTTCGTCTGTTGATAACTCTCAACAAGACCAAGGTTGCTTGGGTGGAACTGGCTCTTATACAGGTTGTCATCGATGGACTTGCGCGTCATCGCGTAGCCCAGGCCGATCTCGCGGTGTTCTTGGTTGAACACGAAGCGCTCGCCGGCGGCGTTGTCGAACTGGGTCTGGCCGCCCTCAGTCTTCAGCTGGGCGAGGCCGAGGTAGCGCATCTCGACGGTGCGCTCGAGCGCCATCTTCGAGGTGTGCCGGGTGTAGACCTTGTCCCACTGGGACGGGATCTGTTCGTACTTGCCTTCGATGCCGCGCAGACCCGGCAGGAGCAGGTCGCGGATGGCTGCGAGATTGACTGCCACCGAAGCCTCCTATGCCTGCGCCGTCAGAGACTTGGTCTCGACGTTGTTGAAGGCGACGATCGCCCAGTTGTAGGGGCCCGGCTGCGTGCCCGGCCCGCTTGGCGGATCGACCACCAGACTGACGATCCTGAAGGGGAGGGTGGGGGTGACGGCGCGCGCGACCGCCATGTCGATGTACGCGCCAGAGAGGCCGTTCGCCGTGTTGCCGACGCCGTAGCCGAACTGCGCGTTCATCCCGACATCGGCGGGCACGAACCCAACGGTGGTCGAGTTGCCAGCCTGCACCCGGAAGCGGGCGCCGGGCGCGTTGATGATCCAGCACTTCGCCTGGCTGCCGGCGGCGATGTCGGCGCCGCCCCAGTAGTTCGCCCAGACCGTCCGCTTCTGCGAGACGGAGAGGTAGCTGCAGCCGTTGAAGACGCCCGCCATGATGGCGGCGCCGGGGCCGGGTCCGGTGGTCGCGCCGGCGATCGTGCCGTCAGCCAGACGGAAGACGGGGTCGCCCGTGAAGATCGGCGCCGTGGTCGACGCGATCCTCTCCTCGATCTGCTCGTAGGTCGGCGGCGAGCCGAGCCCGGCCGCTTCCTGAAAGCCATACGGCGCGTTGGTGTTTGGCACGACCGAACGTCCCTGGTGGGAAGTCCTGCCGAGCGCCGGGCCAGCTAGAGACTTGGAAGCTGCTGTTCAGGCCCCTCCCCGGGGGGGCCAATCTTGGGCGGCAAGCCTAGCCCCCAACTTTCCTTTAGTGTCAAGCGTTGTACGCTGAGCATCCGCCAGCCCAGGAGGCTCACATGGCCGATCCCGTCACCCTCTCCCCGAACACCCACTCCGCGGTCCAGGGCGTCGTTCGCGCCCGCCACGACCTCCTCGCTTGGGAGAAGAACCTCGCGACGGCGCTCGCCGACGATGTCCGCGAGAAGCGGCTGACCGCCGATCAGGCGGACGAGGTGGCCGACGAGTACGAGGTGGAGTTCAAGGCCCCGAAGGGCGACGCGCCGGATGCGGTCGAGACCACCGCCGAGGCGAACGAGGCGCAGCGGCTGGCGCAGGCGAAGATCGCCGAAGCCGAGGCCGCCAAGACCGCGGCGCCCGCCCATCACCCCAACCAGGAGCGCGAGAACCGCGAGCGGGCCGAGCACGAACGCCGGGTCGAGCAGGACGAGAAGGCGAAGGCCGCGCAGCAGAGCGCCAAGGCCAAGACCTAGCGCGGCTCCCAGCCAGCGCGCTCGAGCGGGAACACCACCCCCTTGCCGCGCTCCCACTGGAAGACGCGGTAGTCGTCGCCATCGGTGATGATCACCGTCGTGACGAAGCCCAGCCGCGCGCCGACGCTGGCGCAATAGTGGGCAGCCGCCTTGACCGCCTCCTCAGCATCGACGCCCCGGCGGACGTACTCATGGGCGCCATTGTCGAAGAATTGGACGACCGCGTACTCGCCCGCGTTCACCGTCTCCTCCGCTTGCTTTTCGCGTCAAGTAACGCCCCCTTAAGGGTGCACGCAAGCGGCAGTAGAGTGATGGTTGACCTGGGAACCTTTTGGTGGGTAGCTTCCCAGCGGTGTCAAGCGGCGCTTGTCGTGCCAGTAGCGCTGAGGCAGTCCTAATGCACCCGACCGATTGCAACAAAGGGACAAAAATATGGCCAAAGAGATTAAGACGGCGGGCCAGGTAGTGCGCGCCATCATCAACAAGGATAAGTGCAGCACTGCTGAGGAACGTCATCACAGATTGGCAGTGGAGCGCGAAAAGGCCCGTCTAGAGAGTTATGAGGACCTGCGCGATGACGTTTTGAGCGTCATCAAGAACTCCGGGGTTTCCTTCGAGGACATCCACGGCAAGTGTGGGCCGCACCCCTCTACGTTGAACAGTTGGGCGATGAACCAAGTACACCAGCCTCAGCTTCGCAAGATGCAGTCGGCGCTGCGGATCGTCGGCTACGACATCGGCATCGTGGAAGGTCATCGGCACCCGGATCGGGAAGCCGCCGAATGAGCAGCAAGGCGAAGGCCGGGGGGGCGCCGCAGATGGAAGCAACCGTAGAGATCGTCACGCCGGAGAAGGCGCTGGCTTGGCTGGAGAAGAAGGCGCGCAACAGGCACATCACCGACTCGGTGGTCCGCCGCTATGGATCCGACCTGCTGGCCGGGAGGTGGACCCTGAACGGACAGGGCATCATCTTCTCCGCTGACGACAAGCTGCTGGACGGACAGCACCGCCTCACGGCGATCGTGGCGACCGGCTGCGAACTGCCCATGCTGGTGGTGCGCGGGGCCAAGGACGAGGCCTTCGAGACGATGGACTCGGGCCGGGGGCGGACGCTGGCCAACACCTTGCAGATCGAAGGCCACAAGAACGCCGCCGCGGTCAGCGCCGCCGCCCGCATCGCGTGGGCCTACGCCGCCGGCATGAACCTGAAGTACAGCGCGACGCGGATGGAACTGCTGGGCCTGATCCGGGCGCACCCGCTGCTGGACGAGTACAGCAGCCTCATCGCGAACAAGGACTACCTCATCAAGCCGCTGGGCGTGCCGCGCGCCGCGATGGTCGCCGTGCTGGCGCTCGCCAACGACGCCCGCGACTTCGACGCCGAGGTGACCGGCTTCATCGAAGGCTTCGTCACGGGCGAGGGACTGTTCAGCGGCGATCCGCGCCTGACGCTGCGCCGCTGGCTGGCCCGCCAGCGGCAGGAGACGGGCGTCGGCGGCACCCGGATCGCGGAGCCGTTCTTCTCCGCGCTGGCGCGCGCCTGGTCGGCGTTCGCCCTGAAAAAAGAGTTACCGCTCATACGCTTACCGATGTTCATGAATCGCGAGACCCTGCATCTGGAGGGTTTCACGCCTGAGCGCTGGGCCGATGTCCCCGATATGTCGCGCCACTCGTTCGCGGCGTTGGGCGCCGAGCCGCTGAAGCTGGCCGACTAGTCTGGACGCTGAGCGGGAAGCCGCTTTTCCCGCTTAGAGCGCGGCGCTCCTACTAACGGCCCTCACCGGGGAGCGGGACGCGAAGTGGTCGGGGGCGGGTTGCCGCCACCTACGGTGACCCGTCCCCGGCTGCGCCCGAAGGGAAAGGTGGAACACTGTGGCTGTCAAGATATTCACCGTCGCGCACATACCCGAACCGCTCACCCAGGCGTGGCTGCAGCACCTGCGCGACTTCGATGTCGCGCACCCCGACTGCCACTTCGAGGTCATGGCGGACGCGCCAGAGATGAACTTCATGGACATGCTCAGGGAGGTGCGGGTGACGCCGGGCCTGACCTTCCAGCAGATCATCGAGCGAGGGCGATGATCGCGCGCGGCGACCTGACGGAACTGGAGCGCCAACTGCTGGACGACCTCCTCTATGAGGAGATGACGGCGGGAACGCCGGAAGCGGCGGCGGAAGAAGCTGAGGTGGAGGTTATGACCGCCGGGGTCCTGATCCCCGCTGACGATCCCGGCTTTCACAACATCGCGCGGGCGACTGACAGTCTCCACCAGCGCGGCCTGACGACCATCGGCCCCGAAGGCTTGTGGGTGCTGACGGACGCTGGCCGCGCGTTGGCGCAAATGGACCCGAGGGCGCGCCTGCAATGAGCGGCCTCTCAGTCTGGGTCGTCTACGACCACCCGAGCGACTTTCCGAACTGCTACGTCGCGCGCCAATGGATCGGCGACAAGCCGGGAAGGGTGCTGGTGTCCAACGCCCTGGAGCCCATCCAAACCCTGCTGGAAGGCCTGGGGCTGGTGCACATGGACCGGATGGAAGGCGACGACCCGGTGATCTTGGAGACTTGGATATGAGGCGGTGCGGCGATTGCCAGCTGTGCTGCAAGCTGCTGCCGATCAGCGCGCGCGACACCTCAGGGACGGTGCGGGCGATGGTAAGCGCCGGGTGGGCGAAGCCGAACGAGTTCGCCGACGCCATCCCCGAGTTCGACAAGCCCGCGAACACCCGCTGCAAGCACCAGCGCCACGGGAAGGGCTGCGGGATCTACGCCAGCCGCCCGCTGTCGTGCCGCCTGTGGAGTTGCCGCTGGCTGTCCGAGACCGACACCGCCGACCAGCACCGGCCCGACCATAGCCATGTCGTCATCGACGCGGTGCCCGACGCGGTGGTCCTTCAGGACAAGCTGACCGGCGAACGGCGCGAGATCGAGGTGATCCAGATATGGGTCGATCCCGCCTACGCAGACGCCCACCAAGATCCGGCGCTGCGCGCCTACGTGGTTCGCCAGGCTGAGCGGGGCGCGCTGGCGTTGATCCGCAACGGCTCGTTCGACGCCTTCCTGCTGGTGCCCCCGGCGAGCGCCTCAGACGGCGTCTGGCATGAGGTCCGCGGGGTGATGAACATGCGAGAAGACCGATGGTCGGGGGTCCCGTGACTGAGGGCGTCCAAGAAAGCCAGATCGCTGAGCTGGAGACAGCCTACGCGAAGGCGCACGCGATCAGGGGGCGCAGCCTACGCTGGCTGAGCATCTGCATCGGGCTGCTCACCGGGCTCTACCTGCTGCTGGCGGTGACCGGCGGCGGCAAGTGGTATTGGCGCGACATCGCGCTGGTGCTGGGCCAGGGCAGCATGGCGGTCGGGACGATGGCGCTCTGCTGGCGGCTGGATCAGCAGCTCCAGAGCGAAGAGCAGGATAACCTGCGGTGGCTGCGCGAGATCGCCCGCCGCGACGCCATCTTGGCTGAGATGCGGCCGGTCATGGAACACATCACCGAGGCGCACGCGAGGGGTGCCGCGGCGCTGTTCCCGCCGCCTGAGTCTGGGCCCGAGCAACCGCGAAAGCTGCACTGATGAAGTCCCGCTTCTACGTCCTCGAGGGCCACGAACCCCGCCCGGTCACCCCTGAAGAGTGGGGGCGCTGGATGGAGACGGGCCGACGCCAGGTGGACTTCAGCGACCTGGGCTATTGCACCGTCTCGACGGTGTTCCTCGGCGTCGACCACCGCTTCGGCGAGGGTCCGCCGATCCTCTTCGAGACGATGGTGTTCGGGCCGCCGGAAGGGACCACCTCGTTCCCTGAGGAGTGGGACGGGCGGATGAACCGCTATGCGACCTGGGACGAGGCGGCGGCGGGGCACGCCGAGATGGTCGCCGAACTGCGCGCTGCGTTTTGGAGGAGGGGGAACGAGAAATGAGGTTTCGCGAGCACGGCCTGGACAAGCCGACCATCCACGTCGATGGCAAGGCAGGCATCGTCACCTACCTGCGCTGCGAGTTCGCGCACTGGCCCGATCTCGACCATCTGCCGTTCGCCGACATCAAGAGCGAGCACCTGGGGCCCGAGATCGTCAGCAACGCCAACAAGCACGCATGGTGGCGCTGCTGGCCCGAGATGCACCTTGTGACGCTGCCGTACTATGGGGTCGTCGGCTACACGGACGCGCCGATCTGAGCGCGCCGGTCGCGGGTCGCTCCGGCGGCCCCACCGGCTCTGGCCGACTCCGCCGACCAGGGGCGCATAGGCGCCTAGCGTCGCGCCGCCATCTTGGGCTTGACGAACTCCGCTTCCATCAGCGGCGTCAACTCGAGCGCCGCGACAGCCTGGATCTCCATCAGCCGGCGGCGGAACTCATCGATGCGTTCAGGCTCGTCGGGCGCCTGGTGACCGGCCAGCCAGAGCGCCGTCAGCTGGGCCAGCGCCACGCCGACGACCTGGGGATGCTGGCCGGCGAAGAGCGGCCGGGCGGTCTCGAACAGCGCCTCGGCGGCCGCCGACCCCTCTCTCTCGCTCAGCGGCTGATAGCTTTCTGACCACATGGCGACCTCGCAGGAGGGGGACCGCCAGTCGGCGCGGGCTTACCGAAATTGTCAAGTCACACTTGACCGGGCGCGCCCCACTCCCAGCGGAACTTGGGCTCCGCGTAGACATCCTGATAGTCGCGGATCAGGTGGTCGAGGCGCTCCATCGACCAATCGCGCGCCTCGAGTTCGGCGATGATGCGCGCGCCAGCGCCCCGCAAGGACGCCCCCGACTCGCGCTGCAGCGTGTAGGTCACCAACCGCATGCCGCCCATCGCGCGCCAGCCGCGCCAACAGGCGCCGTACAGGAAGCTGGAGGCGCCCTTCGGCGCGCCCTCCTTCATGCAGACGCGCAGCACCTCAGCGGTCGTGCGCTCAGCGCCCAGGACGCGGCTCAGCGGCCGCCCAACGATGGCGACGCCCCAAAGTTCGCCGCCGTCCGTCGCGCCGACTGCCCAGCGGTAGCCGCGCACTGGCCTGGAGTGCCGGTGGTGCGCCGCGATGAAGGCGTTGGCCTCGCGCAGCGTCAGCGGAACCGCAAGGAGGCGGCTCACAGGTCTTCCCCGTCCCGCAGGCACTTCCAGCGGGCCACCTTGGCGCGCTTGGCCAGCTGGTAGGCCTGCTTGAAGAGCAGCCCGTGCTTCCCGGCGAGGAGCCTGATCTCGTCCATCGTGGTGGCGTGGACCCAGGGCGCGGGATCGGTCCTCAGCAGCCGGTCGATCCGCGCGCCGTTGACGGCGGCGCGGCGCTGGCCCTCGTTTCGCGGGAGGGGCGCTAGGGGGAGATAGTCGCGCCGCATGCCGCCGGCCGTTCAAGGATGTGGAGCCCGAGCGCGGTGTGCCCGCAGGGGCGCCAGCCCGCATGGATGAAGCAGGCGCCGGGCGGGGCCGCCTTCGAGCGTCTCGAGGCGGTCTTCTCAGCGTCCACGAAGGTGAAGTGCCGCTCGCCGGGCCAGCGCCGGTCGGCGATCTCGTCGGCCTGCCGGATCAGGTCGGAGGAGAGCAGGCGGCCTTCGTTGCGGAAGACCGCGCAGTTGACCCCGGTCTGGGTGTCGCGGCGGTGCATCTCCCGGCGCCAGGCGAAGAGGGCGGTGCCGTCGTGCCAGACCAGCAGCAGCTTGTAGCCGGGCCCGACGATGAGCCCGCCCTTGGCGCGCCGACCGGGCTTGCGGCTGTAGTGGCGCATGTACATCGCCTCTGCGGCCGGATCGCCGTCGAGGACCTGCATCCAGCCCTCGCCGAAGAGGAACGGCTGCGTCATGGCTCACCGAAGAGATCCAGCGGCTCGAGCAGCTGCTCTCGCAGGCGCTCGGCGATGGCAGCTCCGATACCGCCTGCGCCGGGGAACAGGTCGTCCACGCGGTCGCCCGGCTCGACGTTCAGCAGATCCAGCAGCCAGAGCCCGAAGCGGCGCGGCTTTGCGCCGGCGACGCCGCGCTCGAGGACGATGTTCTCGGCCACCCAATCGCGGGTGGTGTCTTGCTCTCGCGTGCGCCTCCGACCGCCTCGCCAGATCACCGGCTCCCAAGCGTAGGCGGGGTTCACGTTGGGCTTGAACGAGGCGAACGGCTTGACCCAGGCGCCGACCCGCACATCGTCGGGCGCGAGGGTCAGCATGGTCTTGAGGCTGGGCGTGTGCAGGCAGAGCGCCCAGCCGTCTGGGTACTCAGCGCAGAGCCGTTCGATCAGCGCCGCATGCCAGGCGGGATCGTCGCAATCGAGCGCGTCCGCGTGGTGATCCCGGTAGAGGTTGCCGCAGCCCAGATAGGGCGGATCGGCTATGGCGAACGTCATCGGCTGGCTCATCGCGCCACCGCCGCGATCCGCTCGCCGATCCACCGGATGACCGGCGTTGCGAAGGAGTTGCCGAGCGACTTGTAGCGGGGCCCATCGGCCGCCGCCTTTCCCCGGAACGGCACGTCCGTGTAGCCGTTAGGGAACCCCTGCAGGCGCTCGCACTCGGTCGGCGTCAGGCGGCGGACAGCTGAGGTCGCCAGGACCGCTGTCGTGGTGCTGTTCTCGACCGTGCCGGGAGTGCGCGAGCGCAGCGCGGCATGCGTGTCGGTCTCGCTCGCTGTCGAGGTCGTTCCATCGGCGCCGTGCAGGGTGAAGGCGACCGCCTGTCCACCGCCCCTCGAGGGCCGGGTGGTGTCCAGCGTGCCGGAGACATCGCCGACGCCCAGCGCGACGTTCTGGAGATCGACCGCCAGGTAGGTCTGCTGGTTGGTCGAGGGGCGGTCCTGCAGCGAGCCGCTGACCTCGCCATCGCCGCCGGTGAACCGCAGCTCGCTGCGCTGATTCTGGGTGAAGGCGACCATCGGCGCGCCGCCGGAGGCGCAGTCGGCGTTGGTGCCCAGCGTGCCGGTGAGATCCTCCTCGACGCCGAGGTTGGAGCCGCGCGTCTGGAACGCCACGGCGCCGACGCCGATCCCGGCACGCCCGCCGCTGGGCGTCAGCACCGCGTTGGCAAGCTCGTCGTCGCGGAACTCCAGCTGGTGACCGTCGCCGCGCCCCCTCGAGGCGAGGGTGAACACCGCGCCCGGCCCCGCCGCCTGGAGCGTGGGCGCCGGGTCGCCGTCTTGGCCGATCCCGAAACCTGGGTCGCGCAGCCTGATGCGCCCGGCGGCGTCAGGTGACGGCGTCAGCGCCGTTCCCGCGCCGCGCCGCGCCGCGTCGGCGGTGATCGGGATGGCGACCGCCTTGATGGTCGAGGCGTCCAGCGGGCCGACGCCGTCCTCGGTGATGCCCAGCCCGTCGTGGGCCTCGCCGTAGCCGCCGCCGTTCTGCCAGTTGAAGGCGATGGCGGGCATGACGCCCGCGTTGGCGTGGCTCCCGGCGAACTCGCCGGCGCGCAGGGTGGGGGAGATGTCCTCGCCGATGTCGCCGCCGGCGTCGTTCTTGGTGAAGGCGATCAGCGGCACGCCGCGCCCGGTCCCGTCCTCGCTGGCGTCGAACCCGTCCGCCTTCAGGGTATGGGAGATGAGGTTGTCGCAGCCGTCCGCCCGCCAGACCGCTCCGTCAGAAGGCGGGCGCAGGGCGTAGGCGACATCCTCCGTGATCAGCGGCACGCCCCGGCCGGTGCCGTCCTCCGTCGCGCCGCCGGCGCTATGGGCGTCGAGCGCGTGGGCGATGAGGTTGTAGTGCTCGGCCCCGGCGTAGCCGCCGGTCCCCTTGTGCCACTTGCTGGTGACGGAGCCGACCGACCCGTCATCGAAGGCGCCGGTCACCTGCAGGAAGCCGTCCGTCTCGTACTCGCGCTGGCCGAAGCCCTGCCCGTGCTTGTGGTCGGTGCCGCCGGCGGCGGTCAGCGAGGGCGCGGTCTCGATCAGTCCGCCGTCGCAGTCGAAGTCGGTCCCGAGACCGCCGCCTGCTGAAGTGCGTGCGCTAATTGTGGGGGCAGCTCTTTCCCGCGCTTGGCGGCGCGGCGCAGGATACCCTTGCAGGCTGTCGGCGAGAGGTAGTAGCGCGTCGGCACAGGCCCACGCTCCAGCACCTCCGAGAGCGAGCACGAAGACGCGCCGCCGTCGTTGCGCCAGGCCAAAGTGCTGGGCGTCCAAGACCCGCCATGCGGCCACTCGTTCGGGGCCAGCAACCACACCCGCGTCTGTCCACTTCCCCCTTGGGCCGGGGTCGAGGGCGGCGTCACATCCGACCAGTCCGCCCAGGAAGGCGCCGAAGGCGTTGTCCTCGGTGGAGAAGACCCCTGGGACGTTCTCCCAGAGGATCCAGCAAGGCGGTCGGCCAGCAGCACGTCGAAGATCGTCAATTGCGTCGGCAAGGCGGATGAACTCCAGGCAGAGGTTGGAGCGGTCGTCCCCCAGCGAGCCGCGCAGCCCAGCGACGCTGAAGCCCTGGCAGGGCGTGCCGCCCACCAGCACATCGGTCTCGACCAGCAGCGCTTCGTGCGACCTGGCCGGGTCGCGCAGATGGGTGAAGTCGCCGATCAGCGGCACATCCGGGTAGTGGTGCTTCAGCACCGCCCGCGGGAACGCCTCGATCTCAGCCATGAAGGCGCAGCGCCAGCCCAGCGGGGCCCAGGCGACGGACGCGCCTTCGATGCCGCTGCAGACGCTGCCGTAGGTGAGGGGCGTCACGCCGCCGCCTCCCGCCGGACGTTCAGCAGGCTCAGCTGGTTGCGCCCGCGCTCGAGGAGCGGCAGCGTCGTGGCGTAGCGGGTGGCGCTGGTGCCATCGACGGAGTCGGCGCCGGCGTCGTGCGCGAGCGCGAAGCGCTCGACCGTGTTGACCCGCGCGAAGTGGTAGTAGCAGCCGTGCTGATGGCAGAAGCGGCCCCACTCGACCGCCCGCCTCAGCTTCCAATCCGTCGACCCGCCGAGGAAGATCCCGACGTTCGGGCCGACCAGCGGCGCGAGGTCGGCGGGCTCCATGCCGTTCTGCACCGCGATCAGCACCCGCGGCGCGCCCGTGCCGAGGCAGCGGTTCAGCCAGCGGACGCTGAGTTCGAGGCTGGCGAGGCCGCCGGCGACGCGATCGGGCAGCACGATGAAGTCGGCGCCCGCGCCCAGCAGTTCGATCAGCCGCTCGAACTGATCCTCGTCAAACGGGCGCCCGGCGTTGTGGTCGGCCCACGCCCCAGGATCCAGCGCGTAGCCGTCGAACGTCGCCAGGTCGCGGAGGAAGGCGGGGCCCGCCCAGCTGCGCGAGCAGCGCGACACGAAGATGCGCCAGCGGGCCTGGCGCAGCGCCTCGAGGTTCCGGCCGGTGCCGGTGTGCGAGGCGTAGCAGATCATCGCCAGGCCTCGGCGATGAAGCCCTCGGGACGGCTGACGCGCGCGCCCACGGTCCCCTCGAGAACCAGCACGGCGGCGGCGAGCGCCTCGCCCGACCAGAGATCGGGCGGCAGCAGCCCATCCGGGCCGGGCAGATGGTCGAGGAAGTCGCGCAGCCCGACCTTCAGGGCGCGGGCGTCGCGGAACGGGGTGGCCGCGTAGAAGGCGGTGACCGACCACGTATGTTCGTGCAGGCCCTCCTGCAGCACCGGGTCGAAGTGCTTGGCGGTGAGCGCCTCGGTGACCCCGGTCAGCGCCCTCATTGGGCTGCCGCCAGCGGCTCGAGTTCAGGATCGGGCTCGCAGATCAGCCCGCACTCGACATCGTGGTCGTCGTCGACGGAGCCGAAGTCGAAGACGCCCTGGCGGCGCGCGTCCTCAGCGATCTCAGCGTAGCTGTACTCGGAGCGGAACTGGCCGCCGGCGCCGGTGGAGTGCTGCTTGGCCAGCTGCTCGGCCTGGATCCACCAGTCGGCGAACTCAGGGTGTTCGCGGATGATGGTGACCTTCTTCTCCCGGCTCTTCAGGAAGCAGAGGTCGCAGTTGCCCTCGTAGTCGCGGAGGCCGAGGTCGAAGCCCTGCGGAGGCTGACGGGTGTCGAAGTTGCGGCCCTCGCCCCACCAGAACGCCAGCACATCGCGCTTGGTGATCTTGGCGTTGCCCAGCGGGGCCTTGGCCTTCCACGGCTCCTTGTTGGAGTCGTTGCGGGCCAGCATCTTGAAGATGCGGTGGCCCTCGTCGTGGCGCAGGCCGACGAGGTTCGTCCAATGGTCCCAGCCCAACGTCTGCTGGGCGAAGTAGCAGGCGGCGCGGACCTTCAGGACGACCGAGCAGAACCGCATCACCGGGTTCGGCGCGAACTGCCTCGAGGCGATCAGCGCCTCGAACGGCTCGCCGTGGCGCGAGGCCGAGTTGAAGCCGACCTCCGCGAAGCCCGACTCGCTCAGCAGTTCCCACCGCTCGGGCTTGGCGTCGAACCAGGCCCGGAAGGTCGGGCGGTTCTCCACCTCCTGCGGCCGGGGCCGCCACTCGAGCCAGCGCACCGGCACTTCCCAGCGGGTCGCGCACTCATGCACGAAGCGGAGGGTCTCCTCGCGCTCCTTGCCGGTGTTCTCGAAGACCGGGACGATGTCGGGGGGGAGATGGCCGCCGAAGGCCTCGAGGATCCGCCAGAGCATGTAGGCGGATGTCCGACCACCGCTGAAGCTGATCAGCGCCGGCCCCTCCACGCGGAACGCGCTGGTGGGCTCGAGGGGTGTCATGCCGCCACCAGTTGGCGGGGACTTTACGTCTCTGTCAAGTCGACCTTAACGACGATGGTAAGTGTGATGGTGACGGTGGTGGCGGTGGCGATCACCGATCCAGCGCACGGTCAGATGGTTCGCCGGGCAGTCCAGCGGCCTGACGGCGACGGGCTGGGCGGGCGGGCGCACGACGTTGGTGGCGGACGCGGGGTGGGTCAGCAGCAGATAGGCTGCGGCGTAGATCACGGGTCCGGTCATGTTCGTCTCCGTACAAATCGGCCCGGCCCTCGGGTGAGCGAGCGACCGGGCCAACCAGCTGTCCGACCTAGGGAGTGGGGATCTCGGTCGGGCTGTAGCCCTGCTGCGGGGGGCTCCAGGCGGCAGGGTGTTCAGTTGCGCGGGGCCTTGGGCGCCAACTCGTCCTCCGGCGCCGCCTGCTGGTCCGCCTGCGGCGCAGGCGAGGGCGGGGGCGCGGAATAGAAGTTCATCGCCGGGGGCGGGGGAGGCGGCGGCGGCGGGGGTGGCGGGGGCGGCACGTAGGCCTCCGGCCCCAGCTGCTTGTAGGCGGGCGACTGCGGGCACGGCTCGCCGACGCGCTCGAAGGCGTCGTAGACCTCCTTGTCGTCGCAGAGGATGGCGCGCGCCGCCTCGCGCGAGCCGGTCAGGCCAGCCACGCGGTCGGCGTTGAGGCGCCGCTCGCACGACTTGTCCGTCCAGGTCGAGCCGATCGAAAAGCCCCAGCCCATGCCGCTGCCCGAACCGCTGGTCGATCCCATGCAGGTCTCGGTCAGCGTGGTGGCGAGCGCCGGCGCGTAGACGGTCGGCGCCGAGCGCACGTCGTTGGTGGTGTGCGTCGGGGTGGCCGGGCTGTTGAAGGTGATGTTCTGGGCGTTGCCGGCGTTCGACGCGGCGTTCGACGCCGTCGCCGTGCTGGCGCCGCCAGCCCCGCCGGTGGCGCTGCCGCCCTGGCTGACCGACACCGAGTTCGAGTGGGTGTTGGCGTTGGCGTTGGCGTCGGAGGTCGAAGTCTCCGGCCCGACTTGGACGCCGCCGTTGTTGGCGCTCGAGCCGCCGTTGCTAATCGAGCCCTGCACCTGGCTCTGCTGCTGCGCCTGCTGGGCGTTGGACGCCGCGCCGGCGTTGCTGGTCGAGGTCTGCTGCGCGTAGGCGGCGCCGGCCCCGAGGAAGGCCGCCACCAAGGCGGTCGTGGTGAAGAGTCTGGTCATCTTGCCCCTCCTTCAGATGGGATGATTTGGAAGAGGCGGGGCCCAGAGACCCCGCCTCCCCCTTCCGGGCCGGGCAGAGGGCGTCCCCCAGGTGAGTGGGGTATCGCGACCCGACGCCGGAGAGCCGGTCAGTGCGCCGCGGCGCTCGAGGTGGCGGTGCCGGTCTGGAACGAGAACGAGCTGGTGATGGCGAAGCCAGTCGAGCCGTTCACGTTGGCGGCCGCGCCGTGCGAGTTGGCGTTGGCGTTGGTCGCCGAGAACACCGGGCCGAGCGCCAGCGCCTGGGCGTTGCCGTTCGAGGTGTTCGTGGAGGCCGAGACCGAGCCCGAGACGCCAGGGCCGATCTGGACAGCGGCGCCGCCGGAGGCAACGGCCGAAGTCGCAGTCGCAGTGGTGGCGGTCGCAGCGAGCGCCGGGCCAGCCAGCAGGGCGCAAGCGGCGGCAGCCGCGAAAAGCTTGAGCATATGGGTTACCCCTTTAGAAGAGGGCGCGATTGGTGAAGGGGACCGCGCCCGCAGCCCCGTTCCACAGGAGCGGAACGGCGTTATTCGGGGCCAGCTTTACGGTTCTGTCAAGTGACGCTTTACGAAATTGTTAAGACCGTTCGGCGGTCACTCGGTCGGGACCGGGATCTCCACCGGCGAGTGGGTGGTGCGGACCCGCGCCGTGGGTCGGCCGCGCTCGTCGACCCGCTCGAAGGTGCCCTGCGGCGCCTCGTTCAGCTGCTGCTCCTTCAGCGTCACCGCAGCGCGGGCGCGCTGGTACATGATCTGCTTGACCTTGTCGGTGATCGCCTTCGGGCGCTCCATCAGCACCAGGCCGTCTCGGGTGATCTCGCCCCGGTGGCCCTTCGGCATCATCGAGGGGTGCCTCGAGGCGGGGACCGGCTCCCAGCCGGTGCGGGCGAGGCGCGTGTCGTAGGCCGGATCAGACTTGCCGTAGACGGTCTGCCGCTTCCACTCGTAGCTCCAGCCGTCCGGCACCGCGATGTTGTCGAGCGCCAGCTCGTCCTGGCCCTCGTCAAGGTTCTCGTCCAGGTGGCCCATGATCTCGGCGGTGCGGCGGGCGGCGCGCTCGCGGGGCGACTCCTCGCGCGGACCATCGGCGCGCAGTTCGGGGCGAGGCGGGTTCAGTTGGAAGGGGAAGGGGCTCTGCGCCTGGGGCGGCGGCTCGTCGACCGGCGGCGGGGCGGCGGCGGGCGGCGGGCGGCGCGCGGCCGGGCGATGGGGC